TTTACGGAAGGAAAATATCTTTTCGTAAATTGTTAATGTCTCTAAGTTTAGTTCTCCACCAAGATACTTCTTGAGTATTGGTGGATGACCTTTCGAGCAGTTGAATATTTGCTCGAATTCGTTTTCGTAGAGCAATTCCTTTGATTGTTCTTTGAACAAGTAAGTCAAACTCTGTTGACGTTTCATCCAGTCCGAATAGTTTCTTTCTCCTGAATTTATGATTTCTCCAATCCATAAATTTTGTGGTGCGTCTGTGTGTACAAAATTAGATAATAAAAAATCTGTAATTTCTTGGTCTGAGTATTTTCTTGATGTCTTTTCAAACCAATACTTATCTTTTCTTTTATTAAAAGATGATAATGTTGCTCTTGACTTACCGCCATACTTAAAAAAGTCATACTTACGATTCGTAAAATGACTCTTCATTGAAAGATATGTCTGGTAGGTCTCATATGGTGTCACTTTCATCCACTTCCTGACTATCTAATTCTATAATAGCATCAACTGGTACTTCATGTCCACCTATCAGATACCAATGTTGTTGAACTCCAATACTATCAGGTTTGACACCCAAGTATTCTAAATCGGGAAAGGTATGCTCCCTTAACATCGCTTGAAGACGATGATGTGTCAATTCAGATTGTGATACTTTCATAATAAACTATTTAATAGGTTCTCTATGATTAGAGAAAAAACTTGTAATTGCATATCTACCTTGTCCATCATAATAATCAGAGTCTTGTATCTTTACTTCAGTTACACCGTGTTCTACCCAACCAGGAAACATAATCAATGAATTACTTTCACAATCAAATTCATAATCATACTTAGGAAAATACAATTCTCCTCCTGTAAACTTTTTAGGTTCTTTATAAAAATAAGTAAAACCTAAAAATTGAATTGATCTGTCAGTATGTGGTTCATAATATTCACCATCATGATAATACCTTACTTTAGTGCAGTCATTATTTACATATTGTGCAATATTGCAACAGTCATGAAGATTTGAAAATGCCAACAACAATTCATCGTTGAAAATTTTTCGATTCACATTCAAAATATTTGACAATGGTCGATATTTGCCCTGATACACTAAATCTAAGACAAGTGCTTTTGCATTTGTAGATTTGACAACTCCACCATAATCTTCTGCTTCAAGTAATTTACCAGGTTTTGTGTAAAATGTAAGTTCCTCCCATATCAATTTCAATTCATCTTCATTATAAAAATTTTTGATAATTAAATGGGGAAATGGTTCTACAAAACCTTCTCCTACAACAGTTTCCATTACAGCGGTAATTTAGATCTTGATGTCTTCTTCATGAAGTTTAAATTTATAGCATCATATTTCAATCTCTCTTTCAATGGTTTTGACATCAGTTTTGATACTGACTCAACTTCAATGTCATTCATCTCACAATAATGACAAATTGCATCAATGTAATTGAGTTCTTCTTCTGCCACAATCTTTTCAATCTCAATCGCAAACTTGGATGGAGTTAAAAATTTCTTCTCAATGGCTTTTTCTAATTCTTTATTCGGTTCCATAGATTCGCAATTTGTCTCTAACAAACTTCTTAATATATTGGTTGAGAAGTTTGATGTATTTTTGTTTGTTGTACTCTTCATAAACGACGCATTCTCCATTTTCACAAGCCATTATAATGACTAATTTTTTAACTGATATTCCAGTGATTTCATACAACATACAACCATATGCCATACATTGAACAAAATAGTGTTCGATCCACTCTCGTGGTTTTGGTTTTTTAGATGTTTTAAAATCTATTATTGCCAGTTCGTTGTTATACTCTGCAATACAGTCTACGGTTCCAGCAATACCAAGGTATTTGCTATATAACGAACCCTCTAATGCGTGTATATTATTTATATTCCGTAACTCACGCTTCGAAATATTGAACAAGAACTCAGAAATTGGTGGTGCACTTGGAACATCATCATTTTTTAAATAATGTTCTGTAAGTGTATGCATATCTGTGCCACGTTTTGTAGCAGCTTTTGTAATTTGATCTGCCTTTTCATCACCTACCTTTTTTCTCCAGTTAATGAATATCTCACGATTAAAATGACTCGTGATTGAGGTAATTGAAACTAACTTGATGAGTTCATCTTCATCAGGCACAGAATAGTAACGAACACCATCTATGGTTTCTCTCTCCAACTTTGGGAGATTTATATCAATATGATCAAACATTACATTCCTAATTCAATTTTTGCTGTAAGATATTCTTTAACAAGACCAGAACGGACGATATCGTCTATTCCAAACTCTATTATATCAAATGAACTCATTTTACGCAAGATGTTGAGAAAATCAACGATGCCATTTCGATCATTTGTCTTTGTTAAGTCAGATTGACGAGCATCACCACAAAATAGGATTCGACTATTCTCTCCGACTCTTGTTATTATACTATCTAATTCATGAAAATTCAAGTTTTGAAATTCATCAACTATCACAATCGCATTATCTAATGTAGTTCCTCTCAGAAAAGACGTACTCCAAAAACGTATTGTCTCTTGTGCCTTTAAGTTTCCGTATAACATTTCAAAGTCTGCATCACTTGGCATCTGAAACATATACTTAACCATGTTCTTATATGGTATCTGATAGATGTCTGCCTTGTCTTCGTGGTCGCCTGGTAAAAATCCAATCTCTCTAGTTGCAACCAAAGATCGAACGAGATATATCTTGTCATATGGTGTTTTATCACTCAATACATCTTGAATTGCATTGTACAAACTGATGAATGTCTTACCCGTACCTGCACATCCAAATGCAACTATGTGTTGTCCTTTATTATATGCATCAAATAACAGTTTTTGATTGTCGGTCAGAGGTTCAATGTTAACAAGATAATCAGAATTTACAGGTTTCTTTCTTTTCATCTGTTTCGACGTATATCCAATCCCAATGGGTTCGGAACCTTTTTTTCTTCTTGCCATTACTGTTTTCTGACGTTTGCACCAGGTGTTTTTCCGACTTTATTTAATACTTCATTCCAACCAGGATGTTTCATACGAAGTTTATCTTTCCACTCTCCGACTTCACCGACACCTGGCATTGTTGAAGGATCTGAATAATCTCTCAACCAATCAGGATTATCTTCTTTCCACTGATCCCACTCAG